CAACATATATTTTATCATATGCCAACGGATCACTAGCTAATATATCGTGTTCTTTTTTATTAGTAACAAATCTGTATTTAAACTCTCGCTCACTTATAGGAGCATGTTTACTGCATAGTACAACACCGTCAAAGTATTTGCCGTTTTTAAATACATGATTTATTTTTCTATCATAATCATTATCATGACTAAAGTACATTTCAAATTTAAAGTCGTCACGTACTTGAACGTGCGGCGGCACCATCCAAAACATTTCTGTTTTACAATGATCTGTTATATCTAAATATTCTTGATAGTTGTTAATTACATAGATATCATACTGTCTAGGACCACTAACAACATCATCCCACNNTGGTTTGTTTTTTGAACATAAGAATACGCCATTGTATAATTTCCTTCCATCAACATCATGTACAAATGCATGGTTTTCCTTTCTATCGTAACTATTGTGGTGACTAAAATAAAAGTTGTTTATGTATGTTTGATCATATTTTAAATTATGTGATACTGCCCAAAACATTTCTGTTGAGCTTTTTTCTAATGCTTGTTCGTACTCTTCCCAAGTATCTATGTAAAATACATCAAATGGTACAGGGGTGCTTGCAACAATGTCTACTTCTTTTTTGTTAATAAAAAATCTGTGAGCTATTTCTCTATGATTTATTTCAGCACGTTTAGGTACTAGCATTACGCCATCGTAATTATCTCCGTTTAAAAAAGTATGAATATAATCCATACTCCATTCATCGGCTACATAGTCAAATGCAAACGTTTCACTAATTTTAATGTCAGGCCAAACTATCCAAAACATTTTAGTAAGCACTTTACGTTGTGCTTCTTCTAATGTTTCAGCAGACTTTGCTCTAGGATATTTTTCCTTGAGAGAGTTCCAAGACTGTTTAGCCAGAAGAGTGTTATCATTAAGAAAAACGATATCATACATAGTTATATTGTACTATCATTCTTGCCTCATGTCAACAAAAAGTTGTATAAATTTACCCTCCATTCGCTTGTTAAAGAACTTTTCTCTGTTCTTTTTAACAAAAGGAGTTACTTCATGTATTCTGTTATTAATTTCTTCTTGGCTCAAAGAATCTAAAAATTCAATATTATCAACAATTTGTTCAGAACGTATTGCTGGATCATATGTCGAATCATATGTTTGCCTTATTAGATCATTGTATGAAAAATATCCTTCATTATTAAGATACGAAATTGTATTAACTGTGCCAAGTACCATAAAAGGATGCCCTAATGCTATATGTTGCCAGATACGAGGTCCAGCACGTAACGCCGCAAGCTCTTGACTATAATAGCCAAAAGGCTGTAAATCATTTTCTTCACAAATAATAGATAATGTTGAATTATTATATTCATCCTTGTCGTATGATAGCTTATCACTTTGATCTATCACACCGTTTGAAAACTGTTCTAAGTTTTTTATCAAACCTTTTTTGTGTTCTGTTTCAACAGACGACTTTCTAGCATTAAACAAAGACTTTGGATCAGTATTATCTAATTTGTAATTATTATGATCAAACGTAAAATATCCTTTTTCTAATAACTTCCTATTAGCCAATTCTAATAAAAGTGTTATATCATGTTTAGCATGATGACTAGGTACAACATTAAAAAGTTTCTTTGGAGGAGTGCTTCCGTAGTCTAACAGAATATCATTTGATTTTTTTAGAAAATTATCATCATGTGAAATCCAATGCAATGAAGATTCGCCACTGCGAACTTTACAAACTGTTTGCATATATACTTGCCACCAATCAAACCCATATACATTTTTTAAATCTAATAACGGTTTGTATACGTCTTTGAGTTCACCTAATACAACATGTATTCTATCTTTAGGTATTCCGCTTTCAACAAGCTCGTCAATTCTTATTTTCATTTGTGAAATTATAAAAGCATTGCCAGACACTCGAGGCGCTAAAATAAGAAGACGCATTTTCTTTTTACGAATAAATTTTTTAGCCTTTGCCGAAACTAAATTAATCCATGATCTGTTCCAGCCATAGTATGTATGATTTAATTCAATAGGATAGTATAAATTTTTCTTAGTCTCTTTATTTGTAAATAGTTCAACATTTACTTTATGAGATTTCATTGTAAAATAAAAAGTAGTAAACTTTGCTATACAAGAACTAGCATCATATCCTTTATAATACGGAACACGTCGAACATCTTTTGTTAGACCAATATTACGTGACCCATTAGGAGCAGGTTGTCCTTCTATAATTTGATCATAGTAAAAGTATATCATGCCATTCCTTAAATACGTCTGCATAACTTTGTTTGCGAATAACATCTAATCTTTTGTTTTCGTCAAAAAATTGATTAAACGCATCAGGGTTAGATGACTGACTTAGGAAGTTATTTATTTGGTCATAAAATGGCAGACCGTCAATTTTTTGTAAAATTGCTTGTTTTGCATGTTCAGGTGCATTTGCCGCACTATAAAAATTAGGATGATGTACCATATTGTGTGATACATTCACGCCTTTGTTGTTCCAATATTCCCATGCTTCTTTTATATAGTAAATATTCATAATACTTACTGTCTGTAATACATAAGATTTATGTCCTAAGCTATGAAGCCAATCAAATGCTTCTATAGTTTTATCCCATTTTGCAGGATGTCGCAAATAACTATTTCTATCTTCTAAGTCATCAATAGATACCATAAACTCAACTTGCTCAAACTCTTTCCATAAGTTTATATATTTGTCATTTATAATTGTTGAATTTGTACTGTATACTAGTGTAATTTTTTTTGCTAAATCTTTTTCAATTAAAAATTCTAAGAAACGCATATGCTTATCAACAAGTAATGGTTCGCCGCCGTTAATATAAACCTTGCGAGTATTATTACAGTGTTCTGCTAAACTTGCCCAAAATCTTTCGTCTAGCGGCCAGTCAAACATGCTTTGTGGTGTATCAAACTTGCGTTCGTTTAACTTTTCCCAATCACGTATCCATTTTGAACTACTTTGAGGATTGCACGAACGACATGCTAGATTACAAATGTTTCCTAGTCTTAATTCTATAAATTCAAAATTAACTTCTGTTAAGGTTCCGTCCTTTTGTGTAATACTCTGTGCATCTTCTAGATTAAAATCTAAAAGTTTTGTATCACGAGTACGTTTACTTTCGTTACCTAGTGCTTCTAATTTATAGCACTTTGTACAAGGCGCTGGCATTTTACCTTCTAGCATATCTTTACGAACTTGTTTGAACAAGTCTGAGTTCATTATTTTTTCAAAGTCATATGTTGTATTATGCAAAGTAATAAATTCACGAGGAAGATCTTGTGCTTCACTTGCACGATTAGTCATATCGCTTTCACAACAAAGTGTAACACTGCCATGCGGGTGTGTTGCTAAATGTGTCCACGGTAATGGGCAAAAAGTTTTACTCAATGTTATCCCACCATTCCTTGCCTGCATCACTTAAGGTGTCCCTAAACGTAACACCTTGCTGTCTAATACTTTCTAAAAATAATATATTCTTTTTACCTCTACGCCAACCATCTTTATAGTTAATGTATTCTTCTTCGAAAGTTTGTCTTTCTAACATATTTTCAAGTGTTTCTTGGTATACACGAGTTTTAGGAGTTACTCTTGGTTTGATATAATCAAGCAGATTATGTATTTGTTCATCTAACACTGCTCTAGGCAAACACATTGGACTCATTAGTACACTTGGGTCGAATGCAAATGTAATTTTAAAATAGCTTTTTACGTTTAGTTCTGTAACTATATCAAACATACGCTTTAGATCAAACAATCCAGGAGTTGTAAGAGTTACATCAAACACTATTGCATCATCGCCATACTTGTCTATAAGGAACATACCATCTTTAAAGTTTTGTAACCATTCGTTCCAATTAAGTCCTGTTCTAATATACTCGCCTACTGCACCTACACCGTCTATACTTGCACAAATATTAACACGTTTAAAGTTATCCAGCATGTCATATAGTTTATAATCTTTATAATGTGTACGGGATAAATTTGTGTTATAACGTACAACAACATCTTTACTGTTGCCTTCGTTAACCAACTGTTGCATAATACGCCAATGGATGTCATACATTAACGGTTCGCCGCCAACCCAATACAGTTCTTCTACAATACCTTTGTCAACTGCTTCTTGGAGTTCTGTTTCTAAAACTTCTTTTTGAAATGTAGCAATTTTCTTACGTGTAGTTGGTTCCATCCATTTTTCACGTTCATAATTTACAACATTGTGTTTTATCTTTTCTGTTTCCCAACTTGAACTAAGTTGCTCTCCGCACATACGACATTTGAAGTTACATAGATTTGAAATACGATAGTCAAAACTAATTGGTTGCATAGTTGTATAACCATCTTCTCTTGTACTTGCTATAATATCTTCAACTTTATGCGGAAACAATGTATTAGTAAAATAATTTTTATACGTATGTAAATTTAACACTTGGTTATTACATACATCACACTGACTAATTTTTTCTCCTGCAAGAATTCTTTTGCGAATGTCTTTCATGTATTCACTATTCCAATGTTCTTCAAGTGTTACAGGATTAAATTCTGCATTATCGTTGTCGCCTGCATCTATATATTGTTTTTGGAATGATGCATCTTCTCTACTCGCACAGCATAGCCTACGTTCCCCTTGCGGGCTAACATATGTATGTGTCCACGGTGCAGTACAAAAATATGGTCCAACTTTATCAGTCATAAATTGCCAAAGGTTTTTCAATATTTTTATTATCAGGAGTTAGTATCCAACCTTCTTGTTCAGCAAGTTCCATAATACTTGCATCTGTATCTGGAATACTTTCAACCCAATCTGTTAGTATTTTAGGAAATACATTTAGACTTTTGTTTCTGCGCACATCGTATTGTGCGTAAAACGTTTTAAAGTCTCGCCATAATGTTACAGGATTACTTGTACGTCTATGCGGAGCATCTACAGTAACTAAGTAATCAATTAACCTTTCAATACTTGCTTTTTCAAATTCGCTCCATCCTGGCTTATTTTTATTAGCCTCATACCAAGTTGATAATTTGTCATGACAATGATCCTTAATATGATTAGGAAGTGCTAACGGACTTTGAAAACTTGGAAAACGTAACAAGTTTAAACTTACTGTTGGTGTTCTACTTTGAGTTAATTCTTTTAACTTGTATACGTCATCTAAAAATTCTGTAATACTAAACAAGCAGAGACTGTTAATAGTCATCATAATATGTACGCCTTTAGTATTTGCTTCCGTTAATATACGTTTAATATTTTTAGTCCACTGATCGTAATCTAAACCATCACGTA